GTCACCCTTGGTTCTACCGTTTGACTAGTTGAGAGACTAATTCAAAAGGAAGTTCCGACCATGCCATTTTCAACATAATGTTGCGGATGGCAATCCGTTCAACTGAGTCGCCAACTAGACGCGCTAACAATCGCGTATAGCCAGATTCCGAAGTCATATTTCGTGCCTTCTCAGGTATGAAAGAATTTCTTCGTCCGCTTCCACAAATTTTATTAGTGGAGGCGTCTTCTGGTGAGGTTGGGGACGGCCATTGTCTCGTACGTTGAAAAATACGAGGCAATCTGCACTCCCATCTTTGATAGTTTTGGTTGTACCGGGTCGGCACTGCACAATTAAGTGTAGTGTCGTGCCCGAAAGCACAGCATATTCTATCAAAGGCGCCGGCGTCCCTTGAGAATCTGCCCAGGCCAGACGGTACTGAAGTATTACTTCCAGTAGTATCTGCTGAGCAAGACTCGGATGGGGTCCATTCAGTGAATCGAAACCGAATTCCCGCCAGACTCTCCCTTGTAAGGGAGAATCGGATGGGGTCTGTTCCGATTCTAGGATGGATTCCGATGTTACGTGGGAAGATTGTGAGAGTTGGAGAAATTTCTTCCGCCCACTCACGCAAAAGTGCAGCTGTATTGAATAACCCGCAAAGGAAGAATTTCCTTTGTAGATCAAGCAAGACATGGGTGTTGATGAGCTCTTTTCTGACATCATAATAGTACCTCCTGTTGCGAATTATTGCAACATCAGTGTTATTAAAGTACTCAGCACCACAAGACTCTCGGAAGGGAGTGGAGTAACACGTTTTCTGAACGTTTACCTCACAACCGACCTCGGTTAGGGTGCCAATGAGTACCGCCAAAGCATAATCTGGGACGAGAATATCGTCTCCGAAAACTGCGATGGCTGATGCCATCTCAGATTCGCTTGGGATCATCGGATCTTTCGATCCGACTTTCCATGAAAGTTGCACAAATCGAACGGACGCCATTGCAAGCGCCCAGAAGATAAGTGTCTCCACAGGGAAGCATACTGCTGAACCCATTGGAGAGAATGCGGTCAATCTAATACGCTCACCCTTCACACTCATGTGTTGGGATCGCGTACAGAAAAGCTGACTCCTAAGTTTGGGAACCCCCGAGAGGAGGTACCAAACAAGAGCAGCTGACACGGTGTCGGATGCGTTGGAAAGATCCAACGTAGCCGTTCCGTTTTCATAAGCATCGCGACACATTCGTTGATTCCAAGTCTGATCTTGGAATTTAATAGAACGTCCCATCAGCTTATGATTGTCGACATAACGCATTAACAACTTCATTTGACCCTGCTGGAGATACTGCGTTGCAGTAGATTCAGAGGAAATCAAGCGAGGACCTTTATAGTCCTTCGGAACGAGGGAACACTTAGTAACGGAAGATTTTACCATTACAGGTGGTCCATCACAACAAAGGG